GACTCCCGTATGATTCTACGATCTATTGAAAAATGGATCGCGTCAAACGGAAAAGAGTGGACTGTTTCAAGGTTGAAAGACCTTAAACAGCTTTACCTTAGGCGCCTATCTGGTGAACCACCAGTTACGTCTACTTGGATGGCCTTACATCATGATGGTACCCCAAAAGGATCCTTCAGATGTCTGTTCTCCAAACCTAAGAACCAGAGATCCATTGCAAGATCACTGAATGTGCTCATGGCATATTCAGATCTGGTTTCTCAGGAGGTAACGACTAAGCAGTGGAAGAAATTCCACGACTCAGTCACCCTTGCTGCCTTACCCGTTACCTTCCCAGGTAACGTTCCGAGGGCTTGGTCCATTCGCAAGAATGAGCCTTTGGATATCGAGGATTACGCGGTGTCTCCGACAAAGCGTACCTTCGACGGTAAGAGGAGTGTCCCTGAGGATCAACTCTGTATGTGGTTTGCTTACCAATCTAGAAATAGGTTGGTTCGCGATGTCCTCCATACAGATCTTGTCCTCCTTCCGCGAGATGCTCGCTTGCGGTCGATGCTTTGGTCCGAGTTCTCCTCTGACCATAGTACCCATGGTGACATGGGGTCTATTGGTCTGATTCAGGAACCTGGATTCAAACTTAGGGCAGTTGCTAATCCCAATCGGATTTTGCAAATCTTGTTGGAACCCCTCAAGAGATCACTTGGTGATCTCCTTCGGGTCATCCCTCAAGATTGCACTTTCGATCAGGGCAAGGCAATCCCGGTGATCCAAGAATGGATGAGAGATGGAAATCTCGTCTCTTCCGTGGACCTGTCTGACGCTACTAACTCATTCCCCCTCGAGTTCACTTTACGTGTTCTCAATGGGATTGTTGCTAATAGTCCAAAGACTGACTGCGAGTTTCATGCTCGTAGTATCGGGCTCTTTCATGCAGCTTCTCGAGGTGAATGGCGGACCCGTGAGGGTGTAATTTCCTGGACTAAGGGTCAACCCCTTGGCCTAGGACCGTCATTCTTTGCTTTCTCTCTTTCTCACCATGCTCTGATGTATCACCTTGATATCAAGGATTATTTCGTGCTTGGTGATGACGTTGTCCTTAGAAATAAGGACGACGCCCACAGGTACCGCCTTGCCCTGAAGGAGCTCGGTTGTCCTGTGTCAGAGGGAAAGAGTTTCACATCCCACCAGATGGCTGAATTCGCTGGAAAGGTGATTTTACCAGAAATGGTCATATCCCCAATCAAGTGGAAACAGACATCAGACATCAACTTTATGGCCCAAGTTAGGGCGATCGGACCTTCCGGTCTCGGTCTCCTTCGCAAGGATCAGCGAGCTGCTGCCAAAATGGTGTGTGAAATTCCTGAATGGATGGGAGGTTTGGGGTGGAACCCCCACGGTAAATCCGTGGCAGTTCGCGTCTCCGAACACTTCCATACCATAAAGGCTCTCGAGTCACAAC